CACACGCGCACTAGCCACTAGCGGTAGGGGTCGCGACTTGTTGCGGACCGGTGCTTGCGTGGTGCCGGCGGCGTAGGATCGTCCAGGTATTCGTTGACGCGGACGGCAAAGGTGAGCGCCAGGGCATCAGCATCGTCAGGCGATGCGAGGCCGCGCTTCTTCATGTCCTCTTTCTTCTCGAGTAGTAGCTGGCCGGTTGGCGTGTAGCCGTACTCAACGCCTGTCAGGTCTGTCACAAGATCGTCGTCCTGCTCGATGCAGCCGCCGGCCTTGAGCCAGTCGCGCATGCGGCCCCACATCTCTGCGCGCAGGTTCTTGTACTTGCGAGTGTCTGCGGCATTCGATCCAAACTGGATGGCGTTCACGCTGTAGCCGTTGTTTCTCAGCCAGTCGACCGGCGAGGCACCGACGCCCCCCACGTCAACGTTGATCAAAACCCTGCGAGAGCCGGAGTGCACGAGCTCGTTGTAGACCTCAGCGACTCGAGCGCCCAGCTGGAAGCCGTCCAGGCCGTGGAGCTTGATCTTCTTGAAGGACCGGGCATCCTGCCCATAGCGAACACGAATGACCGATGCGTCGGAGCCGAAGCGGGCCACGTCGACGCCGATGATGGCCACGACATTGGGGACAGACTCATATGCCAGCGGCCGAGAGGCGGCGGCCTCCACGATGTCGCGCGGGATGAACTGCATATCGCTGCTACTTGGAAAGACACCACGCACACGGACCTTGAAGAAGTCAGAGTCCTCGCCATAGTCGGCCAGCCACTCTGCAATCTTTGTCTTGTCTGTCATGGCGGCATCGCGGCCGTCCACATGCCGGTGGTCCCAGCGATGGCGGAACTTGTTGAAGCATTCATAGAAGCGCCCGGTGCTTCTCGTAGGATTACCGAAGGCCAGCCAGAAGATCTGGGTCTGACTGTCGGTCAAGGCGCCTTCGGTGACTTCCCAGATGCTGTCAGCAATGGCCGAGGCCTCGTCGAAGATCACGATGATGCGCTTGCGCTTGTTATGCAAGCCGGCGAAGCCCTCGGGCTTAGTCTCCGACCACGGGATAGCGTCAGCACGCCACGTCTTATCGTGGCCCGGCTGCTTGCACGCAACGGACATGGCGGACACGGAAAACCACTCGCGAAAAAGGCAGAGGTTGTGCCACTTTGCGACTTCAGCAAATGTCTTGGTGCGAAGCTGGTTCTCTGTGTTGGCCGTAACGACAATGCGGGTATCCGGGAACGTGCACAGGCCCCAGAGGATGATCCACGCCACAAGGCCGGACTTGCCCACACCGTGGCCGGCGGCAACTGCGTACTGCATGACGTGCTCCCATGCCGCGCCGGACTTCAGCTTGTCGCGCATATCGGTGAGGATTGCGGTCTGCCACTTGTCCGGGCCGGTCATCCCTTCGAGAGAATCCTTGCCCCACGGGAAAGCAACCTGCACGAAGCGCAGAGGATCAGATGAGCACTCAGCGGCCAGATAGGTCATGGCCTTGCCGATGCCGGCTTTGGTTGTGAGGTCGAATTGAGGCGTCGACGTCATTTGCGCAGAAGGCCCTGTAGCGTCTCTGAGAGAGTTTGAATGGTCTGGTCCTTGTCGACCTGTTCGCGGCCTATGCCCAAGCACTGTGAGAGCGTCTTGAGTGCCGTATTGGCACCGGCGGCATCGACCTTCTTGTAGACAGTCTCGCCCCGAAAGTTCGTGAGCTCTTCACCCGTGACGGCATCGATGACCGGCACATTCTGGCCACACACGATGGCCAGGTCCTTCAGACTTTTGAGGACGAAGGCGGCATCAACAATCGCTTCTTCTTTCGCTGGCTTTCTCAAAGCTTCAATGGCTTCCGCGACCTTAATATTTTTCAATAATTGAGAAGCACCTTGAGCCGCAGTCTTCTCGCTGTAACCCGCCTTTATGGCGGCCTCTGAGGCGTTCTTGAATCCTCCTCTCGCGTATTCATTGACGAACGCCTGCTGACGTGCATTCAACATCTCACCACCTCCTTAAAAACGTTTTCCATCCTGAGACGGACTGGCACCTGCGACGCCCGGAGATGTAGTCACGTAGCGTCCGGATAGGCATATCGAGCATCACGCTTATCTGCTTATATGTGTAGCCCTGCGCGCGTAGTTGACGCGCATGCTCGACGTCTGAGTCGAGATATCGTGCGTTGACGTGGTCCTCACCGATAGCCCTGCCCGAGTCGTTGACCGTAACTGTCATCCGGTGAACGGAAGTAACGCGGATACTCTGACTGGACCTTACGGATTGCTGAGTCGACGATCTTTGCGCGTCGGAACTCTTGGTCCGGTCCGAGGTGCCGGGCCTCTGCGGCAGCTCGAACAAGAGTAGCTGTTGCCACTGGCGGCAAGAAACCTGAGACGCCGAGGGGTTCTTTTTCGTCATTCATCGGGCTCCTCCCAGTCGAACTGCAGGAGCAGGTGCCCCGGTGCTTCTGCTTTGTTCCAGACCTGTTCTCTGAAGTGGAAAGTTGTGTCATCAACGCAGAGGCTGGCGGCGCACCCGTCCAAGTAAGCCTTACAGGTAGCGATCAAGTTGTCCTCGTCGCGGTACCGAGTGATCGGCGGAGTGCAGACCAGCTGAACGTTCATCGTGCCGGCGCGGTAGCGAGGCGGCTGACCACCCTTCAAGCGAGCACCGGCAAGGCCCTTCTCGTGCAGTGCGCGCTTAGTAGCAGCCTGCGACAGAAGCTTTGCGGCCTTGAAGAGACGGGCCTTCGCGAAGATTGTGAGTCGGGAGTTCGGGCTAAGACCACGATTCGGCCATGGAAGTTTCACGACGATTTCAGTCATTCGCTCTCATCCTCCCTGTGGTTCTTTTCGACCTGAGCGTCGCAGACGCCCAACCAGAAATACTGCTGCTCTAATTTCGTCTTGAACTGTTCAGCCTCTAAGGACGGCGCCCAGCCTTTAAGCCCTACGTCGTGGCCGACCTTATAAGCGCGAGTCAACTTCTCTGCGACAGCACGGGAGACCCCGGTAGGCGCTTTCATTCCTCATCCTCCCTTTCGTACTGAGCGTGAACGCGGCGGACTTCTCTCTTCAGCCGCATCAACTGCAAAGACAAACCTTGTTTTTTGAAATATCGCGGCGCAGTTGTTTCAACATCCGCGAGAACTTCCACGATCTTGGCGGCGTCCTCAGGCTTCAACTGCACGTGCTTCGGGTTGCTCATTACTTTCTTCCTTTTCCAAATTCCCCGTGAGATGATTGAGGTGAATTCCCCAACCCAACCGTCAACCACCTCACGGAGGAAAACTTGATTGACACCTTATTCGGCGGCATAACCGCCATTGCCACTACTGTTGGAGGCCTTGCAGCCATGTACACCGCGTGGGCAACCTACAAAAGCAACTTTTCGAATCTGACAGTCACCGGACGGAGCTACGCCCCAAAGGCCGGCACTGACAGTGCTCAGATTGCGATACTTGTCTCGGCCAAAAAGCAGACGTACGTAAAGTCCATTTCGTGCAAAGGCCGGACGTTGTCCCTTACACCCAACGGGGAAAAAGCCCCGAGCGTGCTCTGCGGAATCAGCTTTGGCCCCAAAGGCCGTCACGACTTTCCGGAAGAACTCTTCATCGCGCCGGCGCCGAAGAAGGGCGAACCGATTGTCCTGGTGTTCGACACCGGAAACCGCTGGGTAAAACCAACTTTCGAACTGTGGCCCAGTGATTTCACAGTTGACGGATACCCCGACCTGGGCGAATGGCCTACTCATCGCTAAACCCCAGCTGCTCAAGGAGTTTCCGGAACCACCGCGGCAAGGGGGTATTCAGTGCTTTGGCGATAGTCACCGTATTGAGCGTCACGACTATTGTCAGAGCAACCAACGTGATGTTTTGCAACACGAGCATGGTTTCGGTCATGCCGCCTCCGGGTGAAAAACGATTTCCTGGTTGATCTCTTCCTCGGTCTTTCCGAGCATTCCGGCCGCAATAAGCTGAGCCTCATCAGGCGTGCCCATGGCATACGGATCAGGTCGGGAAAGCTTGCGCGAATCCAGGCCGAGCCCATGCAGGTAAATCTGTGTGAGGTACGTCATGTCGTCGGCCTTCCAGTCGCCGCGGCTCTTGCCGAAGCGTTCGAGGTAGGCCACCTGGGCCGTATGAAGCGGACGGCCGAGCTCCGGGTGCTCGTGCATGAAGCGGAGCCGAAAGACGTGGAGAATGGGACTCAAGGGCTTGGCACGCTGCCAGCGCAGGTAGTCGAGGCACCACCGCGGAATGGGAATGCCTGCGCCCTGAACGGCCCTGCGCATACTCCCGCGGCGTTCGGTCTCGGTGTTGGCTGCCATTTCCGCGCGCTGCGCCCGGCGTTCGTCAAGCTCCCTGCAGAGCTTCACGATGTCGTAAGGGGTCGGGGCCGCCTTGTGGTTGATCGGCCAGTCGTTGATCACGCGCACGGCCGTCTGGCAGTCGATGTCGCACAGGGCGTTCTGCCAGATGTCCCAGCCGGTCTCGGTGACGTTCTTGCCGCCGGTGACAGCAATGACACCCGACAGCAGCTCCCTGACGTAGCGGTTGAAGTCAAGCTTGTCCATTGTTTTCGTCCTTTCGGAGCTGCTTTTCGCCCCGGATAATCGCTTGGATTTCTTCAAAGGAAGCCGGCTTCACCTTGTCGGCCTCGGTTTTCTTTCGGAAGGTCTTGCGCTTCCAGTCCGGCATTGAGAGCACAGAGTTGCGGAACGTGGCAAACCAATCGAGCTTCACGCCTTTGGCACCGGGCACCGCGATCCAGTAGTTCCGGAATTCCTCGAAGGCTGCCTTCGGATCAAGATCAGGGGCTTTTTCTTCCGCCCACCGCTCCCAAGGCTCCGGGAGCTCCTTCAGGCCAAGCCGTGTTCCGCGCTTTTCCTTTTTCGCCGGTTTCGTCTCCGGCGGAGGCAAAGGCTCAAGAGCGCCCCAGTCCTCCGGGAACGGTTCCTCGGGAATCTCGTCACAAAAATCCGAAGGAGGAGGTTCGGGAGCGTCAGCGACTTTTTCGCTAAAAGCGCCCCCAACCTTTATTTCTTGTTCTTGCTCTTGTTCTTGTTCTTGTATTGGCATACCCTTCGGGAAGGGTTCCTGAAACCCTTTCGGAGCGATATGGCAAATATCTCCGAAAGCATCAACAAAAGCCTTTAAACCCTTATCAGTATTGGATGCGCACTGTTTTGCCTTCAGTAAAACTTCGTGCTTTAAGCCGCACTCCGGCAGATAATCAAGTGCAACAGCCCAACCTTTAATGACGTTCGGATTCTCCGGCGGGTTGTATTTCAGGAAGTTCGGAGCGAAGACCAGAAAGGACTTTTCGTCATACCTCACGATACCCTTTGACAAGAGTTCATGAAAGGGTTCCTGAAACCCTTTCTCAGTCAGTCCGAGCTCCTGCGCCATACCGGCAGCTGAGATGCGGAAAGCTCCCAGACTCGTCATGCTCGGATGCGTCAGGATAAAAAAGAAAGCGCGCTGTGCCTCATGTGAAAGCGAAGCGAACTTTTCATCGTTCCATATACGCGGGTCGATTTTTCTATATCGAGCCATAGCAGCACCTTCACAAAATGCCGCTCAAAAGCTTCCAGTCAACATCGGGACGTAACTGCTCCCTGGTGATGCGGCAGGAAGTGGCCCGTTCGATCTTCGCCGCCAGCTTGACGCCCGGAGAACGCTTATCGCCATAGATAAGGTTGTTCAGATACCGCCTGTTAATTCCGCACTTGGCTGCTACGGCATCTTTTTCCTCTGCAGTGAGAGAGCGGAAAAAGGACTTCGCGGTTTTGTTCATTTAAACACCGTACAGGTTGATGAATATAAACCGCATGATACACTATAAATGTGTTCGCGTTGCAACCGTCGGTGCATTTTTACGGTGTATTTGGCGGATAATGGTCAAAATTGACCGGAGAACACCATGATTGACCTACCGAAAATTCGGCTTGAGAACTTTGAGAAGGTTCGTGAGCAGTACGGGACAGCAGCCGAATTGGCTCGGGCGCTTGAACGTTCACCGCAGCAGATCAACGATATGCTTGCCGGCAAAAAGTCATTCGGCCCGCGTATCGCCAGGTACATTGAAGAAAAGCTGAATCTCGGAAAGGGATTCCTGGATGAACCGCATGAACTCACCGGCACCAAGATTTCTCGTTCGAAGAAAATCCCCGTGCTTTCGTTCGTTCAGGCCGGCCTGCCCACCGATAGTGGCGACAACTCGTACGATGAATGGATCGATGTGGGCGACGACGTGCCGGACAATGCTTACGCCCTGACGATCAAAGGCTCGTCAATGGAACCCGTGTTTCATGAAGGCGAAACAGTGATTGTGAACCCAGACTTGTCCCCCAGGCCAGGCGACTATGTCGTTGCGAGAATCGACAACGGCTGCATGAATGAAGCCACGATGAAGCAGTACGCCGTCACAGGATTCGATAAGTACGGCCGTGAAACATTTGAACTGCGACCGTTGAACCCTTTGTACCCGACGCTATCGTCCCAAGAGCTGCAGTTGCAGCTTTGCGGCGTGGTGGTTGAGTGCAGAAAGAGGTTTCGGTAATGGTTGAACATACTGGCGGTATCGTCGCCGTTGAGAGGTTACACGTCATGGATCCGAGACAACTGAAAGCCTTAAAAGACAAGACAAAAGTGCTTGAGGCTTATCCTGATTTTGCACCGGGAAGCCGCAGCAAGGACTTTCCGAAGCCACTCAAGCAATTACGGCGTTACGACATGGTCAGCGACCTGATAACAGTTGCCGACCACCATGTCATCGCCTTTGCCGTCCGGAGACGAGAATTACAAATTGATTGTAAGTTTTACGGGTACTGGGGTCTGAAAACCGATGAAAACAAGTTGCTCCCCATTATGATCATGCATTATCACCCAGACCATAAGGGTATCCATATCCTCGTGCCCTGCAATACAGATCCCCAGCGCGACTTCACCTCCCGGGAACTGCCAGGGGCCCCTGAGTTAAACCTGTATCCGGGCATTGCGCCGGATATCCGCACAGATGAAGGCGTATGCAAACTGATTGAGTTGTTTTGTCAAGCAGCCGGCATTACCATTAGCGGGAAACGGTTCGTCCAAGGATCGTTGTTTTAGCCATGAATATCAACATCTGCCAGCTTTTTAAAGTACGTAATAACGTCGAAAGCGGAGTCTCTCTCGTAGAGACCCCGCTGGCATACGTTGGTACCAACGACCATGCAGTTATTCGTGTCCGCCCTCTGCCGGGTAATCGCTACCAAATATCCGACGGAGGAAACGCCGATTGGTTTGCCTCAACAGCCGGCTTCGACTTTGAGGGAAGCGCCGCCAATTACTTTATCTCAGAGCAGGCGGCACTGTTCGGCATCCAAGTCAACGATGAAGGAGAAATCTTCTCTGTTGCACAGGCAGACGACCTGCCAGTGCAGATTCTGAGGGTGGCTCAATGTTCCGTTTCTCTCTATTCAACCGTTGTCCTGCGTCCGCAAAAGGTTGCCAGCGCATTCAAGGATGAACTGCGGGAAGCAATCTTCTCCGTGATGCAGAAAGAAGAAGTACAGGAGAAGTATGTTGTGCCTGATTCGCACGAAATAACAGTTGACTACTTTCTAAGCCGTGCCTCCTTCGCTCCGATTTATATCGTTGCTGCCGCAGACAAGTCCCGTCTTCTGGAAGCAGAACTACTGAGCGTACAGTTACGCAGTCAGCAACGAAAAGATCGGGTTATTGCCGTCATCGAAAGCCAATCAAAGGTAGGTCGTGCCGAATATGAGCGTTCTTCATACTTCGTGGACAAGTCGCTGGTGTTTGACAAAGAACAATTGCCGCAAATGCTCAGAACTCTGAACTAAGCGCCAGCTGCCAAACGACAAGAGCCGCCTTCGGGCGGTTTTTTGTTGCCTTGCGTTTTGACATTCGTCAAATATACATCATTTAATACACTTTCTAGGTTTCTTATTTGGTTGCCAAATAGTTGCTTTTGTGGTGTAATCTTCATACACCAAAAACAACTGAATTACAGGACACCAAATGACACTAGACCACGTTTTCCTCATGGGCCTTCTGGCCGATATTGCCGAGGATCGTTTTTGGTCTCAGGCAAACGTGGTGATCGCCATTGCGGCCGTCACCGGTCTTGTGACGCTTTTGAAGTGGGTGCTGGCATGAACGAATGGTTCGAGAACGCCATTGCAGCCGCGGGCTTCCTCGTCCTCATGTACACCCTGCTTTCTCTGCCTGGGTACTAGAAACGAGAAGGCCGCGAGCCTTTTGGCGAACCGCCCGCCCGGAGTGAGACGAAGGTAATGATCCTCTCACTGGGCGGCTCACCAAAAAGCCCGGGGGTACGCGTTACCCGAAGGCACAACAATAGGCAGAACGACTGAACGTATCTGTCAAAAGTGGTGAAAGTCCATGCGAACACCCTGACGATACCGGATATTGGGACACCGGCTAAGGGCGAAGTGCTCACCCAAGAGACAGCTGAGGCGTACGCCAGAGGGCGGCGCGGCGGGCGTAACACACCGTCACCTCAGTGAAAAGGCCAACTCAAGCTCACTACCAAGCGCGCTTGAGTGGGTCTTTTTAGGAACGTACGAAAAAATCGTACGTTTGGCAAAGAAGGACATGGACGCGAACGAGCATATGTGCATTTTTTTGCCCTCATGCCTTGACGAAATGGGTAAAAATGCTATAGTGCTGTCGGATAACTCGTGAAGGATCAGTGCTGGGTTCCTGAATGGGAGTAGGCCGCGAGGCTTAGAATTCCTTTGCCCCTGGGGTTATCTCACTTCTTTCGCCGCGAATTCCTTGCCACGACTTCGAGAATATTGTCCGGTTCTTTACTCAGCTTTTCGAATAGAAAGTCAATCGTAGACTTCGAATATGAGTACTGGTTTTTCTTGTAAATGTTGTTGACGAAGCAGTATTGACTGTTTTCTTTGATTCCAAAGTGTTTGCACAGATTCGTAAAGTGAAACTGGTTGATTTTTGCCGGTCTTCCACGAAACGTGAGTTTCACATTTGTTCTCCACAGCTTATCATTCAGGCAGTCCATTAAAGATTGCGCAGTGAAGGGATGCGTCTTTGTTGGGTCAGTTTTCTTTTGCACAATCATTAATGGGTCTTCACCCTCTTTGGCTATGCGCATAACATTTGTCGTATCTCCAATTTTCTTTGTTATGTAATGTTCATGAGTAACCGTGATTGCGAAACGGCTACCATTAACAGAACACAAATTAGCAATTTTCTGGGCACTTTCTAATAGACGAGCGGAAACCGCATCTGAGTATTTCCCGCGTATTTACCCTTCATCAATGGCGTGAAAAGATACAGACAGAGAAAGGAAATTCTCTGGTATGTAGTCAGTTATATCAACGTTTAAAAATTCGTTGATTTTTGCAGAAAAGTTGATTATATTCGCTTGAAACAATGGTACGTATACCGCTTCATATTCTTCGGTTATGAAATGTGTGCTTGTATTGCGAAGATCAATGATCTTTTCTAAATTAAGCCGAAGAGGATCCTTTTCATTTGTGAACACCTTTCTGATGCATCCTTCCAAGGACACAGTTCTATTTTGGTTGTCCTGAAAATAGATTGCTTGCTCACCGTCACGTTTGACTATGACAGCCTTCAGCATTAGTTCCCATGCATTAACAACAAATAATGCAAATCCTTCAACTCTATACTTAATTGTTGGTTTGTTATAAATTTCAATAGCAAGCAAAAAGGCTTCTATGGCCTTATTTTTCAAACGTTCGACCGTTTTATTTTGTTCGACCTGATGGTCACTTACTTCTTCTGTCTTCATGCTCGAAGCTCCTAATAGAGTGTGAGGACACGAGGGGGTGCGCTGTAACGCATCCCCTCACCTTCATTTTACAGCCGCCTCCGGGCGGCTTTTTCATACCCGCAAGCTTTTGGCCTGCGGGTTTTTTCGTGCCTTTTGATCTGCGTCCCATGAATTCGGTGCGTGATTTTCGTCCTTACACGCGGGGCGCAGATCAAAGGGCGTGCAGTGAGGTCAGTAATCCACCTCGGCCGGCCGATGGCAACCCTTCGGCGCGGCTCTAAAGGCAAGCGGCTACAACCGCTAGTCAGCATCCACTAGACCGCGGCCTGCGCCCTTTACTAATGAACAAGGAGCAAAAAATGGACTCAAAAACTTACTTGGAGCTCAAGGACAAAGCCTTCGATAAGGTCTTTGGCGAGATCAAAGAGATGAAGGATGCCGGACTCGATCCTCGTGACTCAGGTCTTTTATGGCGCATCACTCCGGAGGCCAAGACGGAGATCAACAAGGCGTCGGCAAACTTCATGATCGCCGTGCTTGAGGAGCCGGACATCGCGAGGCAGTACCCGGCCGTGCGCACATGGCTGATGCTCAACGTCAAAGAAACACAGGAGAGTCTGATATGCGAGGCACTGCATGCAGAGCAGGCCCGCGATGAAGACTTCAAAAACCTCTAGGAGGCGGCATGAACGAAGACGACAAGGACCTCGACGCCGAAGAGCTCGAGGACGAAGAAGAGGAAGAAGAGCCGGACGACGGCGACTTCGGCGATGGCGATGATGGCTGGGCCGATTCGGACAACTTCAGAAACTGGGACCCGTTTAAAGGACCGTAGAAAATGACAGCTGTATTAGCGGGGGTGCAGCCGCCCCGTCAGGCCAAGGCCTTTTCGCAAGAGAAGGCCCACGTGAGCCTCTTTGACCATTTGCGTGGCGTCACGAAAAAGGTCGAGCGGGTTGACGTGGTCATTCAGGGGTATAGCTCAACGGCAGAGCATTCGGCTTTGACCCGAAGTATGCAGGTTCGACTCCTGCTACCCCTGCCAGAAACACCCCGCTGTAGCCTCATGCGAAAAATAAATTTGACCCACATTGTCTTCTTCATATACTTGAAGAATAAATATTTTTAGAGGAAACAAAACATGTCCTTAAATAAAAAATCGGCAGGGTCAAATTCTTTTGAAATCAATAAGGTAGACAACAAAATGATGGCTGTCTCGGCAGGGGTTACAGGCTTCCTTTTCAAGGCCGAAAAGCAAGTCGAACGTGACGGCATTGAAATGGGGGTTCTTGAGAACGGGATGCCCTATCTTTCCGAAAGTGGTCTTGCACGAATGTGTGGGGTAGCTCGTTCGACGATTCAAGCAAGAGCTGCGTCCTGGCACAGTAAGAAACAAACGAAGGTTGACGACGAAATTGCAGGTCTTTTGAATTCGAAGGGATTTGATTCGGATGAATTGTTTATACAAGTTGAGATAAATGGTTCACGAACGAATGCCTATACAGAACCGGTATGCATGGCGCTACTTGAGTTCTATGCATTTGGAAGTGGCGGCCCCAAGGTAGAAGCCCTGCAAGCTTGTAGAAAGCTTCTGAGCATCTCCTTTAGAGCAATGGTGTATCAGGCGGTAAATTATCATCCCCAAAGTACCGTCATAGAAAACCTAAAACGTTGGGGCGATCGCGTAGACCTAACCAAAGACAGCGTCCCTTTCGGTTATTTCTGTGTTTTTTCCGAAATTGCCTCCATGATGATCCCGCTTATCCACGCTGGCTTCATTGTTAGCGACAAGGTAATACCTGATATTTCTGTTGGAATCGCATGGGCAAATTTCTGGAAAGACAACAACTTATCTCAGAAATATGGGGACCGAATTTCATACAAACATCAATACCCTTCCTACTACAGACAGTCAGTCGGAGGCGCTAAAGATGCTTATGCATATCCTGATGAAGCCCTAGGAACTTTCCGTAGATGGCTAAGAGTCAATTACATCAAGACGAAATTCCCCGACTACATCTACCGTGCCATGAAGAAGGGCGCGATAAGCACTCAAGCCGGAACCGCAACTTTGGAAGCTTTCTCTGCAACCCCAGAACTTCCGAATTAATAAGCCTATTCTTATAGCAATTTTTATTTTCAAGCCTCGCACCTGCGGGGCTTTTTCTTTATCCGGAGCCGACATGAAAGAGGCTTATTTCGATCCGGCACTGCAGAAACACCTCGAGCGCCGGGCGCTGATTCACAAATGGCAGCACCGCCGGGATCTCATCAAAAAGTACCGAGTTCTCATCGCCAGCAGCGCAGTCTCCGTCTCAATGGTCGCTGCGCTTTTCTTTTGGAAGATTTATCCGCTCATCTAGGGTCCACAACCATGACATCAGCAGAACGCCTTGAATGGCTCAAGACACGACAAACCGGCATCGGCGGCAGCGACGTTGCCGCTATTCTTGGTATTTCCAAATGGACAACGCCGCTGGACGTATACAACGAGAAGGTAGCCGACACCCCGACGGAAAAAGACAGCGATTCAATGGAATGGGGCTGCCGCCTGGAACCTGTTATCCGCCAGGCCTATGCAGACAAGACGGGGCGCGTCGTGGCCGTGCCGGAAAAACAGTTCCGTAGCGACGCTCATCCCTTCATGATCGCCAATGTAGACGGTGTTTGCGAAGACCGTCTGTTGGAAATCAAGACCGCACGATCCGGTGCTGACTGGGGAGAAGAAGGCACGAACGAAATCCCCGACTATTACCTGACTCAGGTCATGCACTACATGATCGTCACCGGCTACCGGCTTTGCGACGTGGCAGTGCTCATCGGCGCTTCCGACTTTCGCATTTACACAGTCGAGTATGACGACGAACTTGCTCAGATGTTGATCGAAGCCGAAGCAAAGTTCTGGAAGATGGTCGAGAACCGGACGCCCCCGGCTCATCGTTCGCTTGCAGAAACGAAGGCCGCCTTCCCCTCCTCAGTTCCTTCGAGCATTGAGGCCGACAACAAGATAGCCGAGACCATGACCGAACTCGCCAAGGTACGAAACGAAATCAAACAGCTGAAGGACACGGACGACAAATTGACTGCTGTCGTTCAGGCTTTCATGGGCGAAAGCGAAAAGCTGACTTTCGGAGGCTCAACCCTTGCCACCTGGAAAAGCAGCAAACCAGTAGCCCGACTTGATTCGGCTGCGCTCAAAAAAGCCATGCCGGACATCTACGACCAATACACGAAACAAAGCGCGCCGACCCGCCGCTTCATCGTAAAAATTACCGAGGAGTAAATCATCATGACAACCGAAATCACCGTAAACCCCTTCGCCACCCCCGCCCCTGTCGTCAGCCGCGGAGCCGCCCCGGCTACCGCAGCCGTTGAGAGTTCTCGCGCCGTGGCTGAAGTGCAGGCCGCTTTGGCTATCGCCCGCATGAATCCGCGAGATCAACGCGCCGCGATGGACCGAATCTTGAACGCCTGCACGCGGCAAACACTCGCTCAGGCCGCCGTTTATTCATACTCTCGTGGAGGAAGCGAAGTTACAGGTCCGTCTATTCGCCTCGCCGAAGCCGTCGCACAGCAGTGGGGCAATATGCAGTTCGGCATTCGTGAACTTTCAAACGCCGGGGGAAAGTCTGAAGTTCAGGCTTTCGCCTGGGACGTAGAAACGAACACCCGCCGCGAAGTGACGTTCTCTGTTCCTCACATTCGTCACACGAAGAAAGGCTCCTACAAGCTCGAAGACCCGCGCGACATCTATGAGCTTATTGCGAACCAGGGTAGCCGCCGCCTTCGCGCCTGCATTTTGGCCGTGATCCCTGGGGACGTGATTGAAGCGGCTGTGTCGCAGTGCCAGATAACGCTTCGCGCCAACGTGGACGTAACGCCGGAAGGCATCAAGAAACTCATTGATGCTTTCTCTCAGTTCGGCGTCACCAAAGCGCAGATCGAGAAGTTCTGCCAGTGCCACGTAGAAGCCATCCGACCGGCTCAAATCGTACGGCTTCGAACGATCTACACCAGCTTGAAGGATGGCATGGCCGAGCCTGCGGACTTCTTCGAACCGGAGTCCGCCCCTGCCGCTCCTGCCATTGAAAAGCCCGCCGAGAAACAGACGCTGAAAGAAAGACTCAAGGCGCAGAAAGTTGCTGAAACGACGGAGATTGCCGACGCTGATACGCCGGATGCCGGAGCGGAACCCGCACCGACGGCCGCGCCCAAAGAACCGCTCCCGGATCTCAATCCGGACGAGCCGGAAGTTCGGGAACCGTGAAAGATCACCCGTAACACACAACTTTCACTTAGGAAGCACAAACAGGAGTCCAAAAAATGACCTTTGACGATAAGGCCCTGGCAGCCGGATCGGTGATCGCCGCGGTGTTCATTTTTCTTTGGCTTTGGCTCAGTCCGGGCGTTTTCTGGGCTGGTTGATCTGGGGGTAAGAGATGGAAGCACAGGATTTAAAACGCCGCGTCCGGGAGCTATATGAGCAGGTCTCCTTCAGCCAGGAGGAGACACGACGGCTTCAGATGATCGAGGACGCGATCACAAAGGGAGCAATCGAGAAGGCGTGCGTGCTCTCGATGATCCTCGCGACAAGCACGCACAAAAAGGCAAACGCCGCGGCCCGGCTACGGGATACGCTGAGGAGAGCGAAATATGGCCAAAAACAGCAAACCGCGCAAGAAGTATCGGCCGAAGCCCGTGAGGTTTAACTGTTGGAAACGCTCAGACATCGAGCACCTGCAGGCCGTGTTTCAGGAATTTGAGCTTATCACTGAGTTCAAATTCCCGACCGGCGAAGCGAACATGGACGACATGTGCTGTGTCCGGGACGTGCTCAATCTCTGCACCCTCGGGATGGTGACACGGGACTGGCTAGATCGGGACGAGGTCAAGGACTGCACACCGATCGTCAACGCGGCCGGAGACGCGATCAAACGATGCGCCGACCGCGCCTGCGACCGCAATCCGGGCGCCCCGCGGTTTGTGTTCGCCGGAGACGAACTCAAGGCAGTCCGGGCAGG